CTTCAAGGAGGCCGGCGACGGAAAGCCCCGCATCTTCCTGTGCGAGGACGCCCTCGTCGACAAGGACCCCGAGCTCGTAGAGGCCAAGCTGCCCACGTGCACGGCCGAGGAGATCGTCGGGTACGTGTGGGAGCCTCCAGGCCCCGGCAAACCGCCGAAGGAAGCCCCCGTCAAGAAGGACGACCACGGCATGGACGCGATGCGGTACGCCGTCGCCGAGGCAGACCTACGCTCCCGACCCCGCGTGAGGTGGATGTGATGCCCTACCAGCAGATCGTCGCCCTCCTCCGCCCCCTGCTGCCCGTCGTGCTGGTCATCGCCGGGCTCGCGCTCGTTTCCTACGGCCTGTGGCTGGCGTGGCCCCCGCTCGGCTGGGTCGCCGCCGGCACGTCCTGCCTGTGCGCTGAGATGGCCATCTCGGACAGGCCGCGTCGCTAGGAGGCCCACCTGTGGCGTCGTTCATCCGCTCACTGCTGGCCAAGTCGCCGGTCGCGTATGCCCCGTCGCGTGCCGGCCGTGGCATGGCGTCGATGTGGGGTTCGCCGTCGGGGCTGGCCGCGCAGATGCGCGCCATGGGCTCCGTCGGCACGCTGTTCTCGATCGTCAACCGCACGTCCACGTCGACCGCCCAGGTGGAGTGGCACCTCTACCGGAAGGCCAAGTCGGGGCGGAAGGAAGACCGGGTCGAGGTCACCTCGCACGCCGCACTCGACCTGTGGCAACGCCCCAACCCGTTCATGCCGCGGCAGGAGTTCGTCGAGGTCGAGCAGCAGCACATCGACCTGACCGGCGAGGGATGGTGGGTGATCGCCCGGGACTCGCGCTCGTCGATCCCACTGGAGTTGTGGCCGGTCCGTCCGGACCGGATGACGCCCCTTCCGTCGGCCACGGACTACCTCGTCGGCTACGTGTACACCGGCCCGGACGGCGAGCAGGTGCCGCTCGGACTGGACGAGGTCATCCAGATTCGCATGCCCAACCCGCTCGACACGTACCGGGGGTTGGGGCCGGTGCAGGCGATCCTCGTGGATGCCGATGCCAGCCGGTACAGCGCCGAGTGGAACCGGAACTTCTTCCTGAACAGCGCGGAGCCGGGCGGGATCATCGCCGTCGACCGCAGGCTTGATGACGACGAGTTCGAGGAGATGCGGCTGCGCTGGGGCGAGCAGCACAAGGGGATCGCCGCCGCCCATCGCGTCGCGATTATGGAGCAGGGCGCGACCTGGGTCGACCGCAAGTTCACCCAGAGGGACATGCAGTTCGCCGAGCTCCGGCAGGTCTCTCGCGACGTGATCAGGGAAGCCTTCGGCATGCCCGCCTTCGCGCTCGGCGAGGTGCAGGACGTTAACCGGGCCACCGCCGACGCGTCGCGGGTGTGGTTCGCCGAGCAGCTCACCGAGCCGCGACTCGAGCGCTTCAAGGCCGCCCTCAACTTCGAGCTCCTGCCGCTCTTCGGCGCCACCGCCCAGGGCCTCGAGTTCGACTACGACAGCCCCGTCCCCGAGGACGAGGAGGCCGAGAACGCCGCGCTCACCACCCGCTCCAACGCCGCCGCCGTCCTCGTCGAAGCGGGCTACGACCCGGCCGAGGTACTCCACACCGTCGGTCTGCCGCCGATGACCCACGTCGCCCCCGCGCCCCCGCTCAACGTCCCCGTCAACCGGCACGGCCACGGCCGCTCCCAACGCCTTCGCCTCCGCGATGCGGCCGACGACCAGGAGGACCACCAACTCGAACAGGTCCGCGCCGACCACGAGCAGGCACTCGCCTCGCTCACGGCCACCTGGGACAGCATCGAGTCCGGGTGGATCGACGACCTCGAAGGGCAGATCGAGACAGCAGTCGACGACGATGACACCACCGCGCTCACCAGCCTCACGCTGCCGACAGGCACAGCAGCCGACGCGCTCACCCGTGCCCTGCAGGTGATGGCCGACCAGGCCGCCCAGCGCATCGTGCAGCAGGCCGGCCAGCAGGGCATCCGCATCACCCAGCCACAGTTCACCAACCGCGCCGCACTCCGCGATGCGCTCGGCACTGACCTGGCTGGCATCGCGCAGGCCACCGCCGACCTCCTGGCCTCTGGCCTGGCCGCATCCGCCGCACGGGAGGCGATGCGCCTCGCCACACCCACCGCATCAGGCCGCTCCGTTGCGGACGCCGTCGGCGCGTTCCTGCGCGGCCTCGCTGGCTGGTTCCGCCGCGACCAGCTCGGCGGTGCACTCCACCGCGCCCAGAACACCGGCCGACTCGCCGCGATCGACGCCGGCCCTGACGACGTGATCATCACCGCGTGCGAGATCAACGACATCAACGAGTGCGGCCCGTGCGCCGAGATCGACGGAACCGAGTTCCCCAACCTCGCAGCAGCCCAAGAGGCGTACGGCACGGGCGGTTACATCAACTGCGACGGCGGTGTCCGCTGCCGAGGCACCGTGACCGCCACGTGGCCCAGCGGAGCCGCCCACTGAGGAGGGCGGATGGTGGGGGCACTACGCACTGCACGGCCCCGCGCCCAGCTGCGCCAGGGCCGCACCGACTGGTACCGCATCACCAACGCGATCGGCGGCGGCACCGCGACGGTCCACATCTACGACGAGATCGGCTGGTTCGGCATCACCGCCGCCGAGTTCGTGGCCGAGCTCTCGCAGGTGCAGGCGTCCGCGATCGACGTGCACTTGAACAGCCCTGGCGGCGAGATCTTCGACGGCATCGCCATCGCCAACTCCCTGCGTGCGCACCCAGCGACGGTCAACGTCTATGTCGACAGTCTCGCCGCGTCCATCGCCTCAGTGATCGCCATGGCCGGCGATCGAGTCGTGATGGCCCCCAACTCGCAGTTGATGATTCACGACGGCAGCGGACTGTGCATCGGCAACGCCGCGGCCATGCGCGGGCACGCCGAACTTCTCGACCGCCAGTCCGACAACATCGCCTCGGTCTACGCCGACCGTGCCGGCGGGACCGTGGCCGAGTGGCGTGAGCGGATGCAGGCCGAGACCTGGTACACCGCTGAGGAGGCTGTCGAGGCTGGACTTGCGGATGAGGTCAGTCCGTCGTCGCGAACTTCGACAACCGAAAACTCGCCTCAAAATTCCTGGGACCTGTCGATCTTCCGGTACCCAAGCCGTGCCGAGGCGCCTGCGCCGGTCCCCGTGAACGCTGCGGTGGTCGATCCGCCCGCGCCCACTGAGTCGGTTGCGGTCGAGCAGACCGCAGAGGCCCCCGCGGAAGAGCTGGAGCCGCCTGCCGCCGCCGAGGCGGAGGTCGAGACCGACACTACGCCGCTCACCGAACCCGATGGCACCGACCCCTGGGCCGACGCCACCGAACACCTGATCTCCGCGCCGTCGCCCGACGACGCGTTCGCCACCCTGACGGAGGCACTCCTGTGACCACCACCACCGCCCTCCCGACGGGCACTCCCATCCCGGCCAACGCTGCCGAGCTCGCCGAGATGCTCGCCGACCCCGGCCGCCTCAAGTCTGTGCTCGCCAACCGGGACGCCCTCGGCGAGTTCATCAACGCGTACGCCGACAAGCAGCAGGGCGACGGCACCGAGCTGAACCGGCACATCGCCGAGGAGACTCAGCGTCAGCTCGCGAACATGCTCCGCGACAACGGGCAGAAGGTCGACAAGGAGGCCATCCGCCGGCCGAACTTCGACCCGCAGGCCAAGCGCTCCGGGTCGATGCTCACCTCCCACCGGCAGGGCACCGCGCACAACCCGCACGCGGCCGGCGCGATCCTCGACCAGCACTTCGAGGACCACATCGACTACGTGCGCACCATCTGGCACAAGACGCCCGAGGCCAGCGTCGCGGAGAAGCTCGGCGTGCTGCGGAACGCAGCGTCGAGCGTCTCGCCTTCCGACGGCGGCTTCCTGGTGCCGGAGAACCTGAGGTCGCAGCTGCTGCAGATCGCGCTGGAGGAGTCGGTGGTCCGGCCGCTGGCCACGGTCGTGCCGATGGACAGCGCCCGCGTGCCGTTCCCGATGATCGACTCGACGTCCAACCAGTCCTCGGTCTTCGGCGGGATGATCGCGTACTGGGGCGAGGAGGGCGCCGCCCTCACCGACTCCAGCCCCAAGTTCGGCCGCGCGCTCTTGGACGCCAAGAAGCTCACCGGCTTGTCGGCGGTCCCGAACGAGCTCCTGCAGGACAGCATCGTCTCGTTCTCGGCTCTGGTCGAGAACCTGTGGCCCAAGGCCCTCGCGTTCAGTGAGGATGCGGCGTTCATGTCCGGGTCCGGCGTGGGCGAGCCCCTGGGCTTCATGGGCGCCGCCAACTCGGCGATGATCGCCGTCGCGGCGGAGTCCGGCCAGGCCGCCAACACCATCGTCTACGAGAACATCGTCAAGATGTACTCGCGGATGCTGCCGTCCTCCCTCTCGAAGGCCGTGTGGGTCTGCTCCCCGGACGCGCTCCCCGAGCTGTTCACCATGGCGCTCTCCGTGGGCACCGGCGGTGGCCCGATCTTCATCAACTCGGCCGTCGGATCGGCCCCGATGACGATCTTCGGGCGTCCGCTCATCATCTCCGAGAAGGCCGGGGCGCTGTCCACGCAGGGCGACATCTCCTTCGTCGACCTCAGCTACTACCTGGTCGGCGACCGGCAGACCATGACGGCCGACAGCAGCACCGACTACGCGTTCGGCTCCGACAAGACGACGTTCAGGATCATCCAGCGGGTCGACGGCCGGCCGTGGCTCAAGTCCGCGATCACCCCGAAGAACGGCGGCAACACCCTCAGCCCGTTCGTCGAGCTCGCCGCCCGCTAACC